ACTAACGCAATAAAGTACCCCTTTTAGATAAAATAATTAAAATTAAGGAATTTAATGGCTAATAGTTTTGTAAGATACACTGGAAACGGCAGTACGAGTACGTATTCTATACCGTTCAGTTATAGAAGTACAGCAGATTTATCAGCTACAGTTGCAGGGGTAAACACTACATTTACTTTAAATGCGGCAGGAACAACTCTGACTTTTGCTAGTCCACCTGCTAATCTTGCGGCTATTGAGATTAGACGTAAAACGTCACAAACGTCAAGACTAACTGACTATGCTTCAGGTTCAGTGCTTACTGAGTCTGATTTAGATACAGATAGTACACAAGCATTTATGATGTCGCAAGAAGCGATTGATAATGCTGATGACGTAATTAAAATATCTAATACAGATTTTCAATATGATGCTACCAGTAAACAAATTAGAAATGTTACTGACCCTACGTCTGCACAAGACGTGGCTACAAAAGCATACACAGACAGTATTTTAACAACAAACACTACGGCAGTTACCAACGCTACAGCACAAGCAAATGCGGCGGCGGCGAGTGCTACGGCGGCGGCAAGTTCACAATCAGCCGCTTCTGCGTCTGCATCAACAGCTTCAACACAAGCTACAAATGCGGCAAACTCAGCTACACAAGCGGCTAACAGTGCGGCTAGTGCAACAGTAACAACAGGATTGGTTATAGCTATGGCTATAGCTTTATAATAAAAGGAAAAAAATGGCTCAAAACTTTAGAAGAAATACAAGCAACAATGTAGGTACTTCACCAGTAAGTGTATATACAGCAGATAGCTTTGATACTATAGTTGGAATAGCTTTAACAAACGTGTCAGGTTCATCTATTAATGTAGATTGTTATATTAATGATGGTTCTAATGACATACATTTAGTTAAATCTGCTCCTATACCTGTAGGTTCACAGCTACAACTTATTGATGGTGGTGCTAAAATTGTCGTACAATCAGGAGATGTAATCAAAGTAGTCTCTGACACAGCAAGTTCATGTGATGTGTGGGTGTCTGCGGTTGATGCAATTAGTACATAATGGCATATATTGGACAATCACCTAGTGCAGTAATAACAACAACAGCTCAAATTCAAGATGGTGCAGTAGAGTTAGCTGATATTTCTGCGGCGGCACAAGCAAGTTTAGGGACAGTAGATTTTTATGGATTTAAAAAATTAGCTAATGGTACATTACAATTAGATTTTTCTAATGGCAGTGATAATTTATCAGTAGCAAATAACAATACACAACAATCAGACATATACGCTGAAAGTTTTGTATCAAAACGAGGACTAACATTTTCAGTAGATGCCAGTGGCAATCTGAATGTTACAATATAACAATAATAAGGAGAAAATAAGACAATTATGGCAACATTAAATTTAGGTAGAATTAAGCCAGTATTTCAAGGTGCTTACAACAACTCAACAGCTTATGTAGTTGATGACATTGTAACATTTGGAAATGAAACTTTCATTTGTATACTAGCTTCTACAGGTAACGCTACTTCCAATGCTACCTATTGGACAAAATTAGCGGCTAAAGGAACAGATGGTACAGATGTAGGTACTACATTAACAACACAAGGTGATATACTTTACAGAGATGGCTCTGGTCTAGCAAGATTAGGATATGGAACAGCAGGACAAGTTTTACAAACTGGTGGCTCTGGTGCTAATCCTAGTTGGGGAACTATATCATCTGACTGTGTAAAAGTTGCAGAGTTCAGTCATACAAGTGGTTTGGTAACAAACTTTAATTTGGATAATATCTTTAGTGCTACATATCCAGTTTATAGAGTAATTTTTCACGATATGTTGCATAATGGTACTGGTTCTCAAGGTTGGCTTCGAGCAATAGAAAATAATGGCAATACAGATTCAGGAAATAGTTATGAAATGGCAAATAATGGAAGAACGTCTGGAGGTACTGATTTAACTGGTTCAAGTTCAAATCAATCATACGTTCAACTTTCACAAGACTTATCATCTGATACTGAAAAAACTTCAACTATTGTAGTAGATATAGTTCAACCATATCAAACTTCAGCTTATAAATGGTTTGGACTTCATAGTTTTTTCTATTGCAATAATAGTTCTGATATGAGGTATTTAATTGGTGGTGGTGTATGGAAAAACAATAGTACTCAAATGCGAGGATTGACATACACAGCACAAGGTACATCAAATTATATAAAACGACTTAAAGCAGTTGTTTATGGATTTAAAGGAGCATACTAATATGACAAAGAAAATAACATTTACACCAAAAAATCCTGAAGGAGTTATTGAAAATATGACACCTGAAGAAATTACACAAGCTGAAGCAGATGTAATTACTGGAAATAATATTAAAGCTGAAGAACAAGCACAAGCAGATTTAAAAGCTAGTGCTAAAGCAAAGTTAATTGCAGGAGAAGCATTAACTGAAGATGAAGCTAACACAATAGTATTATAGGACACTAATGGCTTATATAGGAACAGGGTTATCCAACTTACAACAACTAGATAAGCTAGATAATATAACATTATCAAGTGCTACAACGTACAATATAACTAAAGGTGGTACAGCTTTTGTACCGCTATCAGCTAATAATGTAATTTGTAGTATTAATGGTGTAGTACAGTTTGGCAATTTTACAGTATCAGGAAGTCAGATAACATTTACAGGTGCAACACTAACGTCATCTGATGTTATGGACTGGATATTACACATAGGTAGTGGTGTTCAGCTACAACCTAATGACAATTCTGTTACTGCGGCTAAATTATCTACAGCAGGTATCTCATCAGGACAAGTATTTAAGGTCAATGACGCAGGTAACGGTTGGGAGCTAGGTAATGCTTCTTCAGCAGAAGTATATGGCTTTGAAAGATACTATGAACCATCAACAATACATGTTACTGTAACTTATCAAAATGTTGGTGGTGCAAATAAATATTTTATTAATGGTGTTCAACAAGATACTTTAGAATTATTTGAAGGTAATACTTATATATTTGATTGGTCTTCAGCAACTTCACACCCATTTAGATTTTCTACTACTTCTAACGGAACACATGGCGGTGGTAGTGAATATACAAATGGTGTAACAGTTGATTCATCTAATTATAAAACAACTATTGTAGTAGCTAGTGGAGCTCCAACTCTTTACTACTACTGTCAACATCATAGTGGAATGGGTGGACAGGCTAACACACCTGCACCAAGACCAAACAAATTAAGATATATCACGACTAATCAAGGTCAAGATAACATTACAAACGCAAAATACGCCACGTTTAGTGATGTCTTATACAGTGCTTCAGGTTTTACCTTTAGCATGGACAGCAATGGCGACTTAATAGCTACAATATAACAAGGAGAAAATAACAAATGGCTACAGTAAATATCGGTTCGTTGAAGTTTAACTGGAAGGGAGCTTACAACGGAAGCACAGCCTATGCAATAGATGACGTTACAGAGTACAATGGGTCGTCTTACATTTGCATATTGGCAAGTACAGGTAACCTTCCAACTAATACTACGTACTTTCAACCAATGGCAACAAAAGGTACTGACGGTACTGACGTTGGCACAACATTAACAACTCAAGGTGATATTTTATATAGAGATGGTTCTGGTCTTCAGCGATTAGCTAAAGGTACAGCAGGTCAGGTTCTTAAAATAAATAGTGGTGCAACTGCACCTGAATGGGGAACAGATGAAGGTGGTACAGTCGTTCAATTAGTACAAAAATGGATGAATACTACAACAACTCAATCAGGTGGTGGTTATAATGTTTTCTATGATGTTTCAGGATTTACTCAAACATTTACACCTCAAAAAGCAGGTAGTAAAATATTAGTTGACTTAAATGCTACTATAGGAAACACAGCTGATTATGGTGGAATGAAAGTCGGTGCTAATATAAATAGTGCAGGGTGGAATGATATTGGTATGCCTGATGCTTCAGGAAGTAGAACTAGGTCTTGGATTGGAAACCATTATCACTATTCAGACACTTCAAGAACACAAACATTTAACGCAAAATATTTATGGACACCAACATACAGTTTAGGAAATTCCATAGAGTTTAAAGTTATGTGGGGTGTAAATAGTGGTTCAACTGTAGTTTTAAATAGGTCTTATTCTTCAACAAATAATACTGGACACTATTTAGGTACTTCATCATTAAATTTATGGGAGATAAACTAATGACAACAAAAAATATATGTGACGCAATATTAGCAATTAATCCAACTGCTATTTTTAGAATAGATGGCGATTGGGTATATGAAAATATTGTGTGGGTAGATGGCACAGCTCCAATTTCTAAATCAGATATTGAAGCAAAACTTTCTGAAATACAAACAATAGAAGATAATAAAATACAAGCTGATAAAGATTTGAAAGCTAGTGCTAAAGCTAAACTTATTGCAGGGGAAGCTCTGACACAAGAAGAAGCAGATACAATCGTTTTATAATAAAGGAAAAAAATGGCAATCATAACAGTAAGAAATCGTGCAATAAACCTAGATGCGGCAGAAATTCCTAATATAGACGCAAGTAAAATTACGTCAGGAACATTTGCAGACGCAAGAATAGCGGCATCTAACGTATCACAACACGCATCATCTTTTGATGATAATAAAATTGTCAATGATATTTCTACGTTAGGATTAAGAGTACACACTCAAGAAAATCTCACAGCTTCCAATACCTCGTCTGCAAGTTTTGACACGTTTCAAGATAGTTCTGGGATTACGAATTTAACTAATTGCAATAGAAATGCTAGTGAGTTTATTTCTTCTGTTTATGGAACAGCAATACCAACGAACACTCAATTATATGTAAAGTCTAATAGTGCCTCTAATGGCAGTACCAGTTTTACTGACAGCTCATCTTCTGGCAGAACACTAACAGCAGGTGGAGATGCACAACACAGCACAGCATACACGAAAATCACAGGTTCAACTTCTTCAATAAAAGGAGATGGAACTGGAGATTATATTGAATTTGCAAACACTTCCGATATGGGTTCTATGGACGATTTTTATATGGGTCTATGGGTAAGAAGTGATAGGTCTTGGACAACATCTAACAATAAATTAATAACAATGGGTGGTCATGGAAATGGCTATGATTACAATGGTTGGAGTTTTCAAGTTAATTCTAGTAGTAAGTTAGAGTTTCACTCAACAGCAGGGGGACACCCATCAGCAGGACATGGTTGGCAATTAAATTGTAGAACAAATAGTCCCATATCATTATCACAAGACACTTGGTATCATTTAGCAGTTGGAAGAACTGGAAGCACTTGGGCGTTTTGGAAAGATGGTCAAGTATTAGAAAGTAATAGTTATAATTTTTCACAAGGAAATTCATCAGTACAAATTGGTCAAGGTGGCAGAGATGGTAAAATTGGTATGGCGTCAGATAACTCAGGTGCAACTGGAATATCTGGGTACTATGATAATGTAATTGTTATTAAAGGTTCACACCCATTTACAGCAAGTTCTAATTACACACCACCAACAGAATATTATGGATTGATTGCTAATGCAACTGGCTCGTTTGAGGGAAACCCAATCACAGCTTCATCAACAAACAAGATGGGTGCAGTAATTACTTATCAAGACAATGCAGGTACTAACGCATTGAATACAGATATTATTTTAAAATTATCAGCAGACAATGGTTCAAACTATTCAACTGCTACACTTACTGCTTTACCTGACTTTGCTACTGGAATTAAAATGGCAAAAGTTAATGACCTCTCAGTAACAGCAGGTACACAATTAAAATATAAATTAGAATTTGCTAATCAAAACGCTTCTTCAAAAGAAGCTAGAATTAGAGGAGTTAGTTTACAATACTAATGGCTAGAAAAAAATCAGTAACTGCCAAACAGCTTGTAGACCAAGCAACAGGTATACGACTTTCAGCCCATGAACGACTGTGTGCAGAGCGTATGCAGACAATACAAAATAGTATAAATGAATTAAAAAGAGAAGTTAAATCTTTACGAACAGATGTTTCTACTGG